CTTACGGCCGCAAGATGAGGAAACACAAAAATTGATTAATGAGATGTTTGAAAAACAACTATCTGATTGGTTCAATGCGGACAAACCTGGCGTTGGTTTCCAGGTGCAAAAAGGATTTGATTTTGAAGACATGAGCGATAGTAAAAGCGGTGTGGCGCAAAATAGTACAAGCCGCGATATTGCCGATCTTGTGAATGATGTGATTAATTATGTCGCAATGGCTTTTCATGTTCCTCGCGGACTACTGAAAGGAGATATTGCAGATGTAGAAAAGCACATGGATGCTTTTCTTTTGTTTTGTATCAAGCCAATCGCCGAACTTATCCAGGATGAATTTAATCGAAAGATGTATACCAAGCAGGAATACTTGGATCGAACGTATTTAAAAGTGGATACGAACAACTTGAAGATAGTTGATATTACACAGTTGGCTACAGCTGCGGATAAGTTGTTTGCGATCGGCGGCTTGTCGATTAACGATATTTTAACGATGCTTGGGAAGGAACCGATTGACGAAGAATGGGCGAACAAACGATATGTAACCAAGAACTATCAAGAAGCCGCGAAAGGAGGTGAAGGGGATGGTAAAGAAAATGGAGCTGCCTAAAATCAATAAACGTTTTGAGGTATTGAATAAAGCTGATAATGATGAAGCTGATATGTACCTTTACGGTTCTATCGGTTCTGGTTGGTTTGCCGATATTTCATCGAAAGATGTGAAAGCCAAGTTGGACAACATCACGGCGAAGATCATAAATGTCCGCATTAATAGTGGTGGAGGGGATGTATTTGAATCGATCGCCATCCACAATTTGTTAAAAAATCATAGGGCCACAATTAATATTCATATCGACGGCTATGCTGCGAGTGGCGCAAGTGTCATTGCAATGGCTGGTGACAAAATCATTATGCCGAAAAATACTATGATGATGATTCATCGTGCTTGGACATTTGCATATGGCAATGCTGCAGAATTGAGAAAGATTGCGAATGACTTAGAAAAAATTGATGTGGCCGTAACAGAAAGTTATACTTCTCGTTTTGTCGGAGAACGTTCCGAATTGGAAAAACTGCTTGATCAAGAAACGTGGTTGACTGCTGAAGAATGTAAAGCGTTAGGTTTTTGTGATGAGGTAGTGGATGAAATTGAGATTACTGATGAGGAAGATGAGCAAGAAGAAACATCTGCAAAAGAGGAAATTCTAAACAAATATACTTCTATATCTGCTGCTGGGCAAGCAGTTGCGGCAAAGGCCACACCAACGATTGAAAACAGTCAAAAACAAGAAGAACAAGAAAAGCAAATGAATAATAATGCAAATCTAATCTATCAATTTTTAAACTCTTTTACACGGTCAGATACCTGACGGTGTTTTTTATTGCAAAAAAACTTTAGGAGGTAATGAAATTGGCAATCAAAAATTTAGATCGAGAACTGAAAAACGAAGCACAAATGAAGGAAGAACTTTTGAAGGCTATGAACAGTGGTGATGAAAAAGAATTGGCGGAAGCTCTTACGAAGTTCGCTAATTCGATTCAGGAAAACATCATTGCAGAAGCGAAAAAGGCGGTAAATGAGGATTTAACTGATCAGCAAGCTATGGCTGCCAGAGGACTTAAACCGTTAACGAAAGAAGAAATGGCCTATTACAATGAGGTTATCCAAGGACAAGGTTTTGATGGTGTAGAAAAACTTGTTCCACCTACTGTTATTGACCGTGTTTTTGAAGATTTGGTTCGTGACCACGAATTATTACAAAACATCGAATTTGTGAACACAACAGGGGTTACGGAATGGATTTTGAAAAAAGGCGACATTCCAACAGCTTGGTGGGGCAAACTGACTGCGGAAATTAAAGAAATCCTTGATGAAGGATTTGAAAAAGTTAGCACGGAACTATTCAAACTCTCGGCTTTTATTCCAGTTGCAAAAGCAATGCTTGATCTGGGTCCTGTATGGCTAGATCGTTATGTACGCACTGTTTTAACTGAAGCTATGGCAATTGGGTTGGAAGATGCGACTATTCGCGGAACTGGAAAAGAACAACCGATTGGGATGATGAAAGACTTAGCTGGAGCTGTTGTTGATGGTGTGTATCCAGATAAAACACCAACAGCTTTAACCGATTTATCGCCTAAGTCTCTTGGAGAAAATGTTATGGCCCCACTTACGAAAAACGGAAAACGAAAAGTTAGTCAAGTGTTGTTTGTAGTTAATCCGTTGGACTACTGGAAAAAAATCTTTCCTGAAACTACGATTCTCACTCAAAACGGCACTTATGTTTACGGAGTGCTGCCTATCCCTGCAAAAGTGATTCAATCAGTCTCTGTTCCACAGGGTAGACTTATTGCAGGGCTCGGAAAAGACTATTTCTTGGGTGTGGGCTCTTCTCGAAAAATCGAATACAGTGATGAAGTGCGAATCATTGAGGATGAACGTGTATACGTTACAAAGCAATACGCGAATGGCCGCCCGAAAGACAATGACAGCTTCTTAGTCTTTGACATTACCAATCTCGGCACAGAAACACCGACTCCATAATGACAAGGAGTGAAGCAGTATGAAATATCCTGTTTTAAATGATTTTATTGAAAAATATCACAATGGCGCGTTGTATAAAAAAGGCGATTTGTACCCAAAGGAAGGATTTGAAGCGGATCCGGAAAGGGTGAAATATCTTCAAAGTGAGAAAAACAGCTACAAAATTCCTTTTCTGGGTCATGCTGCAGAAGAAAAACAAGTAGAAGGGCCTACTGATGAGAAGAAAAGCAGTAAAAATAATACACGCAAGAAAACACCTGCTAAAAAGTAGGTGATTTTTTATGGATGAACAAACACTACAGCAACTTCTTTCTGATTTGAAAGAGCGGCTGCGTATCACGTGGAATGAAGAGGACGAGTATTTAAAAAAGTTAATCCAGCGATCAGAGACGTATTTGTCTGAATTGACAAATGCGTCTTTTGATTTTTCAAAAGAAGAATGGCCAAAGGAAATCCTTCTGGAACGCTGTAGATATGTATATAACAATGCAACCGATGAATTTGAAATAAACTTTCACCATGAATTATCCAGGCTTATTTTATCTGTCGCCATTGGGAAAGTAGGTGTCATCCGTGGCAGTGAAACCGTATCGGGAGACGTTCAATGATGGGTTCCTTTCATATGGCCACAAACAAACCCAACGGACCCAAAATGGCAAACGTATCGGAGATGTTTTCATAGAGAAAGGGAAATTGGCATTCAAAGAAATGTCATGCCGTGATCAAGATTATCAGATGGCCGGCATTATGGGTGCCAGTTTGGACAGGAAAGTTAAAACGCTATACCCGCCTTCTTTTCGGTCGATCAACAAAAACAAATTGAAAGTTGTGATCAACAACATTGAATATGATGTTATCACGGTTGATTCTGACAGAATGTATTTGTATTTCTACCTGCAGGAAGTAGGTGTGATCAATGAATGAAAAAACGAAAAGGTTTATGCGTGAGCAAATTGATGAATTAGTCAGCGGTTTAAAAAGTCATTTTGGACTACCAGTTTATGAAGACGAAATTGCTGAGGATGAGGAAGAAACATTGTCAGAGTACAACTGTTTTGTATTCGAAACTGGTGAATTTCGTACAACTACCAATACTAGAAATGTCACACAAGATATTTACGTTTACTATTATTCCGAGAATCGGGATGATGTTGATGAACAAACAATTGATATCATTTCTATCGTTTCGTCAATTAAGGGCATGAATTTCGTCAACACAGTGAAAGAACGTCTTCAAGAGAAAGACACTGATCGCTATGTGGATCGGGTCACACTGGTGTTTAGGCGGGTGATTCCGATTGAGTGTCAAATTTGAACTAGACTATACAGCGATAGAGCGTTTAGAAATGAAAATGGCAAAGCTTCCAGGAAAGATGGAAGATGCTGTGAATGATGTTTTGCATGTTGATGGTGTCAGAATCGCAACAGAAGAAATTACGAGGCTTCTTCCCGTTTCAAAACAAAACGGGAAGATAAGAAATAAGCGGCATGCTAAACACAGCAACTGGAGTAGAAGCGAAAAAATTAATCTTGGTTTTGTAATTAAGGCAAGAGGCGGGGCCGCAAACAAAAAAGGTAGCTTTGGCTATCTTGTGTTTCCGAATGAAGGGCGAGGCGCTCACAACCCTGTTGAACAACGTTTCATGGAAAGAGGGTTGAAAGCTGCAACGCCCAAAATTTTATCAAAGCTCCACGAAAGAGTAGACAAAATTTTAAAGGAGGAATTGTAATGCCTACTGTTGTACAGGAATTTGATGCTGTATCAATCAAAAATGCAAGTGTTCAATTTATTGACGGTGGTACACAACGAGAAGGGGAAAAATTCGGCTGCATGGGTTCTATTGAAGGTGAAACAGAAGGAATTGAAATCGTGAAAATGTGCGAAGGTGTTGAGGCTAAAAGGAAGTTTAAACCCAACAAAATGAATTTAACTGTTAATGCGCACATCCCGGTAAAGGTGGCACGTGACTATTTTGGATTGAGAACAGAAGGACTCAAACCAGGAATTTGGGCATATGGCGAGCTTTCAAAAGGCAAACAGTTTGTTCTGACAGCTGATGTGATCGACGAATTCGAAGATGTTGTGAAACTGATTGCTTTTCCAAATTGCGTGAATTCAACAGGTTTTAGAATCTCTATTGAAAACGGTGCTGATGAAGTAGCTATGCTTGAAATGGAGTTTACAGCATTGAAAGATAGCTTGGGAAATCTATATTACGAAGCGTTTGTTGATGAGTTAGAAGATCAAACAGTTGCTCAACAATGGCATACACAATTTACGCCGGACTTAATCAAAGCAGTCCCAACACCTTAATTTAAGCTCCTATTTTAGGGGCTTTTTTGTTTTTTAATAAAGAAAAGCGAGGGGAAGAGAATGAAAGTAAGAAAAGTAACGCTGAAAGATGTTGAGGTTCGCGAAGTAAATGGCGAGTTTGAAAAAGTGTTTGTCAACGAAAAGACATATCCCGTTTTTCTCACAAATTATGCTTTGAAAAAGGGGAAAGAGCTAGGACTCATTGAAAGCTCACTATTCAGCAGTCTTTTGAAAATGAAGGGTTTGGAAGACTTAGCTGGTCTGGAAAACGATGGTTTCAAAAACATCGATCCTGATCTTTTTGATCAGATTGACGAAACCAAAATGCAGCAGGTCATATATCTGGCGTTTATTGGAGCTAACAAAAACACTGATCTAACTTTTGATGAGTTTTTGGAGAAATATCATGAACCAATTGACGAAACGATGGAACTATATATGAATCTCATTTTTGACCTAGTGGCATCTGATCCGAACCAGTTCGCAAAGGGTTTGCAACAAAGCACGAGCAAAAGTAGGAAAAACGGAAAAAAGTCAAATCACCGACGCTAAAAATTGAATGTGTCGAGGATTTGTACGTTTTATATTGTCTTGGAGCAGGAATTGACCCGGAAACTTTTTGGCATGAGCCGATTGCATCGGTCGAGCGAATATATCAAGGGGCATTGGCGTTTGAAGGATGGCGCAATAATCCAAAAGAAGGGTAGGTGAGAAAGCATGGCAAGAGATTCAGAAGCGAAAGTTACGTTTAAGGTCTTTAATCAGGAATTCAATAAAGCAATTCAAGGGATGAAAAACGAGAGTGCCAAACTCCGCAAAGAATTCCAGCTTCAGGAGGAACAGTTAAAACAAAATGGCACTGAAACAGACCGTCTTGCAGCTAAGCTGGATTATTTGAAGAGAGCTCAAGAAATCGCTAAGCAGCAAGTACTTGCTACCCAGCAACAACTTGAAAAAGCGAAAGCGACATTTGGCGAAAATTCGGTTGAAGCGGAAAAGTTGGCCAAACAGTTGCTGAATGCGCAAATCGCTGAACAAAAATTAGCAAATCAGGTCAATGCAACTGAAAAAGAGCTTTCTCGCCTATCTCAGCAAACTAGTTCGACAGCGCAAGAACTCAATAAGTTAAAGCAAGAAGAACAACAACTTTCTGCACAATTGTCCAAAACTGCTGCAGAATTTGACTTGCAAAAGGCAAAGTTAGGCGCTAATGCTAGCGAAACTGACAAACTAAATTTAAAGTTATCTCAACTAAAAACTGAACATCAGTTAGCTGCACAACAAGTTCAAAACGTTGAACGACAGCTAGAATTGGCAAAACAAGCATATGGGCAAAACTCTAACGAAGTTCAGCAGCTTGAAGTCAAACTTTTAAAGTTAAAAACAGCAGAACAAAAGCTAGCTAATGAAATTTCGCAAACAAAAGCAGCTATTAGCCAGCAAACAGCTGAATTGCAAAAATCTGCTTCAAAAGTTGATCAAGTAGCAAAGTCTTTTGAAAATGCCGGCAATAAAATGAGCAGCGCAGGGCAGACTTTATCTTCTAGTGTGACGCCTGCAATGGCCGGGA